CGTCAAACGCGTAGATCAGGCGCGGTGCGAAGGTGTCCCCTCGACGGGCGTTCTGGGCGCGGCCACCAGCGATGACCTCGGAGCCTGTAAGCACTTGTGTAACCGTACCGGGTCCATCGGAGACCACCACGAACTCGCGGAAAGGTCCCTTTAGGGAAGCACGATCAATGTTGCCCTTTTCGACAATACGCTGCATGAGCGGATGCCAAAGCGAGAATAGCTCCGAATATCCCGGAGCCAAGTCCTGCAACGCAGTTGCGAGGACATCAGGATTGATTGCCATTGGGGATTGTCCTTTGTGGGATTAGGAGCAAAGCTCCGAGTGATGAGGGGTGTGAAATCTACCGCTTTCCGCCGGCATGGACCTTGAGGGCCCGTTTTGCTGCCATCCCACGCATCTCATCCAGGGTTTTGGCCCCAGACATGGACGATTGAGCGGCTGCTGGGCGTGATCCGCCCGTAGCACCATTAGTAATCTTTGAAGCGGGGCGAGGCTTGGTCGCTTCCGCCTTAATCTTCTTAGCGACGACTTGTTTGGCATCTTCGGCGGCGGATTCCCGGCCCAAGAGCTTAGATTGGGCCTCGGCAAGCCTATATGCGTACTCATCGGAGACGCCGTCCTGCTTTGCCTCGATTGCTACTTGAATCACCTCTTCGGGCAGTTCAATCAGCCGAGCAGCGACATATCCGTCCCAAGGTCCACCCAAATCGCCGCCTTCGGCCATAAATGCGCCGAATCGTTCCAACTTGGCCGGATCTTCCTTGATGTGGGCGTGATGTTGCCAGAACTGCTCCACATAGTCCTGGACTGCCACCTCGGAAAGCTCATTGTAGTAGCCCCGAAGCTGCTCAAGGTCTGAGTCCTTGCCCGTGACAGAGCCCCGAAGCTCTTCAAGCTCCGAAGTCATCTTCCCGATGCGGGGGTCCTCTTCTTCGTTGAGCATCGCAGTGTAAACCGCTCGAAGCTCTTCGATCTCCTCCCGTTGAGTGGAATAGTCCTTCTCAAACCGGGAACGGAGGTGCCCAGCGCCCTCTCGGAGGTGTTCTGGGAGGGAAGAATCCACTCCGTCCCAATCAGACCACGCAAATGCGGGGGTAGAGGCTGGTGAAGCCGCAGCGGCAGGAGGCGAAACTGCTGGAGACGGCGCTACAGTACCTCCGGCAGGCTCCGCTACAGCAGCCGGGGCCGCAGGCACGGGAGCATTGGCGATTTCATCGCTCAAGGGAGTTCTCCCCCACCACCGAAGGCGCGGGAAGCAGCAGCGTTACGCATGTCAGAAAGAAAGCCCGAAGGAATCCCCTCATCTGCGCTTGTCTCCTCTCCACCAACCTCAAACTGTGAGTACAAGTCTTGAAGTTCCTGCTTGTACTGCTCACCTTCGGGGGAAGTAGGTGCCCAGGTGTCAATCAGGCCCATGACTCCCTCATCGAGAGAGCCGTATTCCGCCCCTGCCTCTTCACCGACTTCTTCTCCTTCCCCGAAAGCCATCTCGCTTTCCTCACCGGCAACTTCGCCCATTTCAGCGTCGGCTGCTTCAGCAGTCTCGTCGGCTGCTCCTACGTCTTCGAACTCTTCCTCCATTTCGGAGTCCTCCTCCTCATCGTAGGGCATTTCACTATCTTTGGGGGCCATAAGCATATCTCCCTGGAAAAGTTCTACCCAAGTACACTTGTCTCGTCAAGTATTGCTGAAAATCTTCCCGTCTCCACGGGCGATTTTCTGCTTTTTTGCCGTCTCGGCCTTTATTTGACGCCCTCGGTCTTCGTGATCGGTGAATCCAAGCTTTTTTGCCGAGGCGTCTGCTTGAGCATGCGCGTAATCCTTGAGATTCGTGAAGGAGGAGTCATTCGGATCTACAATCTTCCGATCAGGGCGGGCCTCGAAGTACCTTCGCATCTCAGCCCGAGAGGTGAAGGACTGTCCAATCTGGTCAATAACCAGTGGCTTGGATGGCATTGGCCCGACAGTAGGGGAGGCGAAGATAATCGTACGGGCAGCCAGCCCACATTCGGGGCAAATGAGCCCATCGGCCTCATATTCATGGACCTTCATCACATCTTCAAAGCGCCCACAGCCTTGTCGGCACTCACCTTCATACAACGGCATTGCTATTTTCCTTTGATACCTGGGGGAAGAGCGAACGGAGCGCCACCGAAACCCGGCATCGGTGCTGGATGGCCTTCGCCCCCCTGCCCATTAGGCGGAAGTGGCACTTCTGTGCCCGGGGGAAGACCCCCACCCAACCGTGTATCCTCTTCCGACAACCCTTCGGGCATCATTGGGGCCATTCCTCCACCGGGAGGAGCCGTTTGCGCTTGAGCCATTGCCTGCTCCTGCTCAAGCTCATCGTCACTCTTAAGAACATCGCCCATCTGGAGGAGTTCGAGCAACTTCCGTGTGAGGCGTTGCTGGTCTACCACTGGACTCTCTTGTAGCAGCGGGAAGAACTGACTCAAGTTGCGAAGCTGCACCAGCCGGTTGTTCTCCGTCGGAGAGTAGGGAATCGCTTCATAGTCGTACTCAAGCGGCTCTTCCCCCCGGGCAGACAACACTTCACGCGCCATCATCGAAGCCCGAGTGATCTCAAGAGCATCAAGGGAGCCCAAGAGACGGATGGGGAGGATTACATCCTCGGAAAGGAACTCTTCGTAGAGCCCAACAATGGCCTTCGCCTGCCAAGCTACGAGGTCGTAGATTTCCTTCATCCGGCGGCCATTTCGTGTCCGAGTAGCCGAGTCAGCGAGAGCAACCTCGGTCGCCACGTCGGCCACCCCTACCACACCACGGCTGTACTGTGGAATGCCCAGGATGAACTCGATGATTTGGATGCAGCGGTCCCGAGTAGCAATGAACTCGGGGCTTAGCCCAGGGGTCTGGGTATGACCGACAATGTCGTTGATAGAGGCGTTCGCCTTCCCACTAATCTCAACGATAGAGCCTGGATTGGTAGCATCCCGAAACTGTGTTCGAATATGCTCGGGATTGTCTACGAGCCCGGTGTTGAGTAGCGTGACTGGAATCGCCGTCTGGGCAAACCACAGCATCAACGTGTCCAACTCGTTCAGCCTCTCAAGCACGGGCTTGATGAGCTTCACATCCGACAGTCCGCCGATGTCAGACAGATTGTCGTTGAAAGCGAGCAGCGTGAAGGGATTTCGCACGAAGCGGTACGGAAGCTCTCCCTCGAACAGCGGCTCATCTTGCTCTTCGAGGTAATGGTAGTAGCGACCATCGCCCGAGAAGTCGTAGACCTCGTAAATCGTGACCCACTCGAATACGTCCCGGCTGGCGGTGTTGACGAGTGAACGGTCCTGCTGCCGGTCCCGAAGCCATGCGGGGTAAGCCCCGAAGTCGGCCTTGTCCCCCACGGCGGGGTTGTACATTGCCTCACCCTTTTCATCGGGCTGCATCCGCTCTTCAAAGTCGGCCCGGGTGAGGACCGTGACTTCGATGAGGTACCGAATGTCTTCCCAGCGCAGAGCACTCAAATCGAACCAGATGTAGCGTGGATCGATGTTCAGGAAGTCGGGTGCCCGGCGGCGGAAGTTCCAAACAGACTTGACGAAAGCCCGAGGATAAATCGAAGCCATCGTAGCTGCTCGCCAGATGACACGGTGTCCGTTTGTCCGCCGAAGCGTGTCATTGATGAGCGCCTCTCGGTACTTCGCAGCCTCATGGAGTTCCCGCCGACGAGCGTTCACTGTCACTTCGGGATTGGCCGGAGAGATGTTCGCCACCATCGTATCGACGAAAGCGTACGGGTAGTTCGTCTCCAGCGAAAGGTCATCCTCTTCGTAGAGCAGACCACCCGCACCTTGAGGCGTATCCGCAGCCAGATTCCCAGCATCGCTGGTATACCAGGACCGGAGTTGGTCCCACTCCCGCTGGTCGATTTGGGCTTTGCCCTTGTGAGTCTCGATGAGACCTTTGACTTGCTTCTTATCCAACATCGTTATTCCTTGGCCATCGCTTTCCTAATGGCATCTTGTCGCTGCTTGTGCAACGGATCACTTGCTCCCAAGTATCCCCATCCGCTCTGGATGGGCTGCTGGGGCTCTTGACCAAAGAACTCCACAGCCTCTTCATCTGGCGCTTGGGTTTGGATTTCTTCCGTGATTTTCTGGACAGCCACATCAGCTTCTTTACGCTTCTTCTGTTGGACGCGTGCGTGTAGTGAGCCCTCTCTGTATCGAGGTGCTGCCGGCGTCGGGGCCCTATCCTGGGTCAAATCAGAACCCTCTCCTGCTGTTCTCATTTGCATCATAGCTAATGGTCCTGCGGGGACCAACTTCGTGAACTCCTGACCAACAAGTGTCGGTCCAAGTGTGCCCGCTACAGGAGCAAACCAAGGAGCGATACCAGCCAGCAACTGCGTTCGTTTGACTGGATCTTTTTCTGCGACGACTTCGTGCCCGATGTAACCGAGGATTGCTGCCTGCAAAGCGGCTGGGGTCCATCGTGCAATCGTCTTCGCCGTTGCCCCTGCAATCTTAGCTCCCCGCGCTGCTGTTCGGAGAGCATCTCCTTGTGTAGGAGTGATAGTAATAGAAACTTTTTCTGGGCTCTGCTTGAAGACGTGTACTCTGAGTCCAGCCAACTGCGCTGCTCGATGGAGAGGCGAGCCCCGCGATGTCTCATACACCTCAAGGATGACTCTTTTTTTAGGAGTGGCCATGGGTTTTGGAATAAGGGCTGTAGGCTCCGGCGCTGGAAGCGCGGCCTTAGCCCGAGGGATTGGAGGCGCAGCCGTGGTTCGGGGAACTACCTTTGCGGGAGCCTGTTTGACGAGGCCAGTTGGCTTGTCTCTCTTGGCCTTGGCGGCGTCTACAATCTTCCTCGCCTCGGCGTCTCTGATGATGCCGTTCCACTCAAACCCGAGTTTTACACTTCCTAAGCTCCTGCCTGTTCTTTTCTGCCAATCGAGCGCCGCCCTCCTCAAGGCGGGCTCATCCTCTATAGAAAAGTCACTGAGCTTTTCTGCTATGCCGAGAAACTGTTTCCTACTCTGCGCCCAATCCTCGGCAAAGGGAATGGTTGTCGCATAGTGGTTGTCTGCGATCTTCTTGACGGCGTTGTCTTCCTTACTCCAATACTGTTGAATCCCACGGACGATTGGACCGTGCGGCTCGATGGCTGAGACAGATTTCTGGAATGCCTTGCCAAGATGTTCCTTCTTACCTGCCCATTCGTCCCAACTCAATCCCATAGTAGTGGGCCACGTCGGCCCAGGGTGCCCCTGAAAGTTCTCGCCTACAAAGAGAGCCCTCCCGTAAGTACGCAGGATTTCACGCTGACGATCTTCCCAGGGGCGTGAGGTGTCTGCTGCTACTGCTTCGAGCTTCTGAACATCCTCAATCGAGTTGTCCATCGCAATGG